AAGATATACTGCTGCGGATCTTCCCACGTTGATGGATAAGATCACTAAAAATAGTATTGGACTGGATGAATATTTTGATCGTATTTTTAGTCTTCATGAAACAACTTCTAATTATCCTCCATATAATCTGGTTCAAGTTAGTAATGTAGAGTCACGCTTAGAACTTGCACTTGCCGGATTTAAGAAAAAAGAAGTTTATGTATACACTCAAGACGGTAAACTCTTTATCGAAGGTCAAAAAGAAGATAAGGAGACAGACACAAGGTACGTTCACAAAGGTTTGGCTCAACGGTCATTTACACGTTCCTGGACACTCTCTGATGACACGGAAGTTCGATCAGTTGATTTTGAGGATGGGCTTCTGACAGTTACTCTTGGTAGAATTGTTCCAGAGCATCACAAGAGAAAAGATTATCTCTAAATAAAAATAAAAATGAAATCTTTCGACGAATTCAAAAAAATAGCATATAAGAATGCAGTTCCTCATACTGTTTATTCTGGAGGAAAATCAAAAAGAATTCCGAAAGGAAAAGCAGTTCCTGTAAGAAGTCACTCAAGTGCTGGTGGAAATGGGGATGGCGAATAAATAAGTTTGAATATCGTCGGCGCAAGAGGGGCAAGTGGCAAAATCCACTTGACGCCCCTCATTTTTATTGGTAAGATGGTGTTCTATAGGAGCGTCTTTATGGTCAAAATACTTGCATTAATGAATAATTTAATTTTAATCAGTAAAATTGAAGAAGTAGGTGCTGATATTGGAGAACCAGATTGTAAATTAGTCAATCCATTTGTAGTTAGGAGTGACCAAACACTAGAACCTTTTCTTTGTGGATATACTAAACAAGATACATTTATGATCAGTTCGGATAAAATTCTTACTCTTACTGATCCCACTCCAACACTTCTTGAAAAATACGAGGACCTGATTAAAGAATGAGATTTTATACTAATGTTCAATTGATTGGAAATCAATTTTTGGTTCGTGGCGTAGAAAAAGGTAAAAGGTTTGAGATTAGAGATGAATTTTTACCAACTCTTTTTGTGAAAACTAAAAAGCAATCTAAGTTTAGAACATTGAGTGGAGAGTCTGTTGAACCCATTAAGCCGGGAAGTGTAAAGGATTGTAGAGAATTTTATTCGAAATATGATGGTGTAGATGGGTTTGAAATTTATGGGAATGATAGATACATCTATCAATATATTTCCGAAAAATATCCAGAAGAAGAAATTAAGTTTGATATTAGTAAAATCAAATTGGTAACTCTGGATATTGAGGTTGCCTCAGAGCAAGGATTTCCCGATGTCGAATCTTGCTGCGAGGAAATCCTTTCAATTACTATCCAAGATTATACAACTAAAAAAATTGTTACTTGGGGTGTTAAACCATTTAAAAATACACGTAGTGATGTTGTATATAACTATTGCCCATCAGAATATGAACTTTTAGATTCTTTTATTAATTATTGGATGGTTGACGTTCCTGATGTAGTTACTGGATGGAATATTCAACTCTATGATATTCCCTATATTGCAAAAAGATTGAATAGAGTTCTTGGGGAAAAGATGATGAAGCGTCTTTCTAATTGGGGACTTGTCACTGAGGGACAGATTTACATTAATGGTCGTAAACACACTACATTTGATATTGGTGGATTAACACAACTAGATTACTTAGACTTGTACAAAAAATTTACTTATAAGGCACAAGAATCATATCGTCTTGATTATATTGCTGAAGTAGAACTCGGTCAGAAAAAACTAGATCACTCTGAGTTTGACACATTCAAAGATTTTTATACGAAAGGTTGGCAAAAGTTTATTGAATATAACATCATTGACGTAGAATTGGTTGACCGTCTTGAAGATAAGATGAAACTTATCGAACTAGCTCTTACTATGGCATATGATGCAAAAGTGAATTATGCCGATGTTTTTTATCAAGTGAGAATGTGGGATAACATTATTTACAACTATCTTAAGAAACGTAACATTGTTATTCCCCCAAAGAATAAATCACAAAAGGATGAAAAATATGCGGGGGCATATGTCAAGGAACCAATTCCAGGAAAGTATGATTGGGTTGTTAGTTTTGACCTCAACTCTCTGTATCCTCATCTTATTATGCAATACAATATATCTCCAGAAACACTCATTGAAGAAAAACATCCAACAGCGTCTGTTGATAGAATACTTAAAAACGAAATAAATTTCGAACTTTATAAGGATTATGCAGTTTGTGCTAATGGTGCAATGTTTAGGAAAGACCAACGCGGTATTCTTCCGGAACTAATGGAGAAGATGTATAATGAACGTGTCATTTTCAAAAAGAAAATGATTGAAGCGAAAAAACAGTATGAAAAAACTCCCACATTGGAACTGGAGAAAGAAATTTCTAGGTGCAATAATATACAAATGGCAAAGAAAATTTCACTAAACTCTGCCTATGGTGCAATTGGAAATCAGTACTTTCGTTACTATAAACTTGAGAATGCAGAGGCCATTACTCTTAGTGGGCAGGTTTCCATTCGGTGGATTGAGGGAAAAATGAATACTTATCTGAATAAAATTCTTAAGACCAGCGATATTGATTATGTCATTGCTTCAGATACTGATTCCATTTATCTTAATATGGGTCCTTTGGTTGAAACTGTATACAAAGGAAGAGAGAAAACTACTGAAAGCGTTGTTTCGTTCCTTGATAAGATCGCTTCAATGGAACTTGAAAAATATATTGAAAGTTCTTACCAAGAATTGGCGACCTATGTAAATGCATATGATCAAAAGATGCAGATGAAGCGAGAGAACATCGCTGACCGTGGCATCTGGACTGCGAAGAAGCGATACATTCTTAATGTGTGGGACAGTGAGGGTGTGAGGTATACTGAACCAAAACTTAAAATTATGGGTATTGAAGCAGTAAAATCATCTACTCCAGCACCTTGTCGAAAAATGATTAAGGATGCTCTTAGATTGGTAATGAGTGGAACTGAGGATGATGTAATTAATTTTATTGAAAACTCTCGCAAGGAGTTTAAAAATTTTCCTCCAGAACAAATATCATTTCCTCGTTCTGCTTCAGATGTTCAAAAGTATCAATCGTCTTCGATGATTTATACTAAGGGAACTCCTATTCATATTAGGGGTGCTTTATTATTCAATCATTATATTAAACAAAACAATCTAACAAATAAGTATTCTTTAATTCAAAATGGAGAAAAAATTAAGTTTATTTATTTGAAAAAACCAAATAGTATTCACGAAAATATCATTTCGTTCATTCAAGAATTTCCTAAGGAACTTGATCTTGACAAATACATTGATTATGAATTACAATTTGAGAAAGCATTTCTAGAACCACTTAAAATTATTCTTGATGCAATTGGGTGGAGTGTAGAAAAGACAGTAAACCTTGTATCATTTTTTGGATGATAATGATGAAAAAACTATCTAGAATTTTTAAAAGACTGACAGCATGGATGGTAAAAGATACTGATGTGATGGTCAGGAATAGTGATGGATGGGCAGATGATGTTTTCTATCAAATTAAAATGGCAACTCCATCCCCAGAAACTAAAACTATTTCTTATATCGATAAAGACACGAATATTATGAGTCCATTTCCTGAAGTGTCTGGAACAACCACTATTGGTGGAATTAGTACCGATATTGTTGCTGATATTGTTGATGGTATTAGTAACTGGGTAAATGATATGGACGTTTATGTTCGAATACAGAAAGTCACTCGTAATGGTGACCCTATTGGAAAGGCACTTCTTATGTGTTTTACCAATCCTAGTATAGGGTGTCCTTGGTTTTCTATTCAAAGAAGTGATGATAGTTGGTACTATTTTGAAAAATCACTTTATGAAAATCAAGGTGTTGGTGTACTGGATGCCTTTGATGATCAAACATCCCTTACTATTACTAGACAAAGTGATACTGACGTAAAAAACTGGAAAATTGATATTGGATGATAATATGGACTTCTTAAAAGATATTGTAAAGGAAATTGGTGGTGAGTATACTCAACTTGCTTCCGATATTGATGAGACTGAAAGCTATGTTGATACGGGTTCATACATTTTTAATGCACTGGTTTCAGGTAGTGTATTTGGTGGTGTATCTGGGAATAAGATTACTGCTATTGCTGGAGAGTCTTCT